AAAGACTGTGTGTCCATGGTGGAGGTGCGGGGAGTCGAACCCCGGTCTTTCCGCCTTTATTGTTGATTGTCAACAACTGATATTCTATTTATACCCCAACGGGCTTTAATTGTACATGCTTAATTGCACCAAGATTGCTTTGCATCACCAAAATATGCACGTGCAAAACCGTTCTTGATGAGAAGATCTCGAAGGCTCATACCATCAAGGAGAATATCTCCAAGAACACGGCCGCCGAACTTATCCCAATCGTACAGAACAACCTGATGCTTCTTTGTAGATTTGATTACCAAATTGGTGAATTCAGAAGACTGTTCGCCGCGCTTCTTCTCGCTCTCACACTTGGCACGAAAGCTCTTTTCAGGTGTATCAACACCGAAGATTCGAACACCGAGTTCAGGCTTCAAAGGAGCTGGTAGGTATGGTGCAGTGATTACGATCGTATCACCATCAATCGCACGGACAATGGTAGTATCATACGTCACACCGACAGGCGTCTTCTGTGCGATAGCTGGAGTTGCCAGCATGACGAGTGCTAGCGCGATAAAATTCTTCATGTATTATTCCTTAGTTACAACGGGTTTCCCAATAAACGTAGCGTTCGCCTCGACGCCATTCAGTAATCTGTTCGCGAACACAATAACGTCTATCATATCTATAATCAGGTGGGTAGTAGCGGATTTCTTCGTATGGCTCGTAATCTCTTTCTCTCTCACGATCCCTCTCGCGACCGCGATTACCCGAGCTCAGAGCACCAACTACAACACCGCCGATGATGGCGCCACAAAGCCAGCCACAACCACTTTTACGGCGCTCTTGCTGGACATGATCTCGATCACGGCGATGATCAGCAAAGGCAGGAGTAGAGATTAGCATACTACCGACAACTAAAGATGCAATAAGTTTCTTCATATTAGAAATCCTCATCAATATCTGCAAACATCACTCGTTTTCTTGGATCACCTGCGGCAATGCACCGAGTGAGTGTAAGCGCTTCCTTGTAATTCTTTGTATGGAACATCACCGGGAAAACGATCTCATCGTCATCCTCGGTTTCAAAAGACATGCCTACAAAGTAAGTACCATTTTCTTCTACCATTCACTTATTTATTCGTGGTAGATTTTTCCTTCTTGAGCTTCTGACGCTTACGATGACCGAGCCAGAAGAGACCGACGAACGGACCAACAATAACTGCGGCAATAAGTACAAGCGGCCACAGCAATGCTCCAATAAAGATAGCCCAAAACAAGCCTACCTTTTGATCTTCATCCCAATCAAGCACACCAAGAACATATACACCAACTGAAATAATCGTAATAGCAACAATCAACCACAACCAAAACATAACTTAACTCCTTACCTTTACATAACTAATAGAATCATAACCAGCATAACCATCTGCCCACTGATTGCGAGCTTGTTCTTCGAACTCGATGGATTCTGCATTCTCCTTAAAGTATTGCTTAGCTGCAGTACTAACAGAATAGTCATCTTGAGCCTGTATCTCAAAGTAACCTGATTGCCAAACCTTTTTGAACTGGACCTTATAAGTCTTGAGTTTCTTAAGTTTCTTGATCTTATCCTTTGTAGAACCGGGCTGACTGTTGAGGATCTGATTGAACTTACTCTCGCTAATAGCAGCAAGAGGTCCCCAGGATTCTGGGGACCGACTCTTGACTTCAAACATTATATAATTCCTTATGCTGCGTCTGCAAACTCAATCGCAGTTTCCAATGCCTTTGTCTTGAGGTTCTTGTTCGAACCGTACCAAGCAGAAGTCATACGATTATCTGCATTTCGACCAATCATGTGATCAGTCATGAAGGTAACCGCGTTGAAAGCCTGCCACCAGCTACCTTCACCAAACTCGGCACCAGGCTGCTGGTCCATGATTTCGAGAGCGATACCAGCATTCTTGCTGAGATCTTTCTTCGAACCAGTGACAGGGAATACACGCTGGAAATACTCGACGATGTTCTCGTCAGTGTAGCGCTTCGAACCGAGGTAAGCAGCCATTTCCTTATACTTGGCAAGCTTTTCCTTGGCAACACCGAGTGTTTCCTTGACAACGTCACCGTCAAACTCGCGGCGATGGCTGACCTTGACGATCTTGCTCGACTGGCTGTTGAGCGAGAGAGTGAGAGTGTTGTTGCAAACGACGCGAACAGGAGTGAAGCGAACGTCGATCGACCAACCATACTTATGCGGATTGGTAAAGAGCAGGTAGGAATCAACCTGATCACCTTTGAACAATTCGAAGGAATCCTTCACCTTTGCCAAGGCCCAAACAAGTTGACCATCACGAAGAGAACCGGCGGTGTGCATTTCCATCTCGCCGGCTGCAACGAAATCATTGAAGAATTCGAAGGCTGCTTCGTTCTGATTCGGAACCCAGTCGTTGGTGATCACGTCGAGGATCTTGTTGTCGACGTCACGGACCAGAGCGGAGTGGCCGATGTCGACTTGCTTGCCGGCAATATCGGCGAAAGCAGGAACTGGATTGACCTTCCAGTCAAGACCAGCAGCCTTTAGCATCTGATCAGGAGTGAGGTCGTTCGAGACCTTCGTGCCGAGGCCGTGCCACGGAGTTTCGCCTGCATAAGCCATCGAAGCCTTGCCGTCGAGAAATTCAATCATATGAGCCATAATATAGTTTCCTTTTTCAATTTGGTAATACCATTCTACCAAAGAATGGCTTATTTGTACATGTTTATTTTCAAATATTATTCAGCGGAATCAATCAGTGCGACTGTACCAGCGATAAAGATAGAGAGACCGACGAGGCCTTGTACGGCGAAACGAAGAAGGCTTGCATCTTCAGGAACACACATGATCATCAGACCGGCGAAAACTGCTACGTACTTCATCATTTTTTCTTCCTTCATCATTATAGGTCCACCTTACCAAAGTTTTGATAAAATGTACATGCTATTTTTCGATAAAATCACAAACTAGCTGAAAAAAATCGTCTGGCTTTTCGTCCTCGAGAACCATCAGATAGTCACGAACATCTTCTGTGACGCCATGCTTGGCAAAATATGAAGCGACTGCACGTTCAACAGTCTCTCTGCCGAAGTAGGAAAAGGCAAGAATAGAACTACTCATACTTCCATTCCTCCATGATACCGACCATAATCTCAATGATGCGTTCAAAATCATCATCTGGATGCAAACGATAGTCTATAGAGATATCACCATACATCTCAGTGCAAGTTTTCATGGTTTCAACACCATGAGTTCCACCGAGGGCTTCATAGATGAAATCAAAAGGATCATCTTGTGCAAGGATGTATTCAAAAAGTCGAGTCATAATATTTTTTCCTTCTTTATCATATACCCAGGATACAATGTTTTCGAAATATTGTACACCCTTAATTTTCGATAATTTTAAAAATAAAATTCTTTTTAGCGCCGATAGTACCACTTAGATACGTATTGTAGAAGTGTTCAGCAGACCGAAGGCAGGAAAACGTTTTAGCATAACTAATACGACGACTGATAGGATTGACGCGGTCAGAATAGTAATTCGTGTCGCCGGTTTTACGATCAGTACGAGAAATAATAAACATTGAAAATCTCACTTATTTTTAAAAATTAAAGATAATTTTCGAGTTTGAATTGATTGAGAATTTCGAGAGTGGTGAAGGTGATGGTGATTTCGGGATTGGTGTTGTTGGTATTGTAAATGATGTTGGTGATGTGTGAATAGTATGGGACGAGGGTTTCGAAGATGTTGTGGTTGTAGTCGAAGTCGAAGGTAATGGTGTTAGTCATGATTTTTTCCTCTTTGATTATAGGTCCACCTTACCAAAGTTTTGATAAAATGTACATGTTTATTGTCAAAAAAAATGCGACCGAAGCCGCATTTTCTTATCCGTACATTTGATGGTAAGATCGAACCAGATCCACCGCTTTTTCAAGGTAGTTTTGAGGTCGTTCCCTAAACACCTGTGCCTCGAGAGAATCGTCGACACCAATGATGATAACGATATCCTTCACTAAGATGCCTGTCATCTCCCATAGCATGTATGCATAGAGACTGGCTTGCATGAAGTAACCTTCGATCCATTCCTTACGTTTGAGTTTAGATGAAGTCTTGTAGTCGATGATCGATAGACGGCCGTCGTAGTCTGCTATCAGGTCGCATGAACCTGCTAGCTTCAGATGATCAGAGAACAGAGTGCATTCTGTGGCTCGGATCATGTCGACCTTGTCGTCAAGAATCATCTTGATCTGGCGGAACATCATCATGTTATGAGGCATCGACGTATCAATGTCATGACCTAACACGTAGTTCTCACACATGGTATGGATGTTAGTTCCACGAGTGGCAGCCCGAGATGAAACTCGGGCTGCTTCGTCCTCGCCGACTCTTTTCTTCCAAGCTTCGAGGGCAGACTTATCAGTCATCTTACCGAGGACGGCGGTGACAGACGGATATCTCTTCCCTTCTGGTGTCTCATAGAGACGTGTTGGACCATCTATTCTTTGCAGCTCCGCAAAGTCTAGTAGATCGTATTCGAAACCTTTACGGTTGAAGTCCGAGTTTTTGACGAGCAATTATATATTCCTTCACTAATTTCGATCGAACAATATCCTGTTCGAGAAAGTCAACATGTACAAAATCATTCAACCGACCTAAGACTTTCATAAAGTCCTTCAGTCCGTTGCGTTCTTGGTCCTTCGTAAGATCTGACTGACGGAAGTCACCACAGAACAATACTCTACAACCCTTACCAATGCGAGTGATCACCGAGTCCAGTTCGTGGAACGTCATGTTATTGACTTCATCCACAATTACAAAACAGTTGTTCATGGTAATACCACGAACGAACGACGTTGAGATGAACTCGACGGCGTTCTTCTGTTTGAGGATCTCGTATGCATCTGACCGATCAAACAGTTCGGTACAAATGGCATAGTAAGGTGCCTCGTAGACCTTCATCTTTTCCTTCTGGTTTCCAGGAAGAAAACCCATATCTCGTGTTGGTACTACCGATCTTACAATGTAAATCTTATTTTGTACACCGGTATTTTCCATCAACGATTCAATAGCCTTATACAGAGCAATAAACGTTTTACCTGTACCAGCCATTCCGTGCAACATCAAGTGTTTTCCATCATCGAAAGCATCAAACGCAATGCGCTGGTTTTCTGTGAGTGGATTGATATTCTTAAGATTAAAGTTTTGACTCTTAAATGTTAGCCCTTCTTGTGTGTCACCATTTTGTCTGGCGATTCTTTTTTCTCTCTTCGTTAAACGAGGTTGGCTATGTTGCACAAGTTGTCCTTATTTTTTATTACGAGCCTTATTCACTGCCTCTCTGATCTTCGTACTCTTGATATCTTTATCGCCGTGTTGTTGACCGAGTGGAGAGTGTGGGTTAGCATTACCAATTCTATTCAACAGATCGTTAAAGCCAGAATCTGTCTTATGAGTAACGCCTGATATTCCTGATATCAGATGAGGTGCACCTATAATTTCTTCGATATCCGGATTGTCTTCGAGGAAATCTTTTTTCTGTTGGTAGTTAAAGAATTCCTCGAAGACTTCACCGGTTTCTTTCAATCTAAATTCGTATATAGGCATTAATAATCTTCATCTTCTATCAAATCTAACAATGTACTTTTTGTCTTAGAACGAAGTGCGGCTCGAAGCCGCTTCTCATTTAAATGCTGACGATGATCATGTGATGTATTTTTCGAATCGTCATATTCTTCATTGTATTTTCTAAAACGCTTAACTGTGTTGCTCATTTGGAATTAACCCTGGAAAAGCTTCGTTAATTGTTGCGACGTTAAGTCCTTCGACTTTCTTATCCTTGACGGCGATCAAAAGAGCGGCGTCTTTCGGATGAAGAGATTCGAGAAGACCGATGAAAAGGTTTTCGCGCTGATGCTTCTTGAGATCAGGACGATTACCATAGAGATAAAGAGGCAGAGTACGTGCCTCTTTGTAGAGCCTTCCCTCTGTGTCAAGCAGCGAGCTTGGCGTATAAGGAGGAGCTCCTTCTGGCAACCACCATCCTACATTCGGATGGAAGGCCAGTTCAAGGATATAACGAAGGGTTTCACTGTCATACTGACGAAGGAGAGAAACCTTTGTCTGTACGTCCTTGGCTTCCTTGACAAGATCAAGGATTTCTGCTATCGCTAATGTTCTTTGCATATTAAAACTCATTAATGCTTTCTACAAGGAGTTTGAGTCGGCGATCGATGAAGTAGTTGAAGAGCTTATCACGGCCTTTTCCTGCCTGCTCTTCGAACTGCACAAGCACTTCCTTCTTGATATCAGAAGGAATGAAGTTGAGATCGACCAACTGTTGGTTGCGAAGGTAGCCACGCAGCATCTTCTCGTCACAGAATTCCTTTGGATCTGCTGCTTCGAGCCACTGATCTAGCTTCTTCTGGCTGATAGGCTTCTGTCTTGCACCGACAACGAACGTGTCATCTGCTGACAAGAAGTTAGGAACACCGTCGCCTGTATCGCCGCGAATGATGTGTTCCTTGATGAACTTATCGACATCATTTGTCTTGCGCCACTTCTTCTGCACAGGATCAAACTGCTTTACGTTCATATAACACTGCAACTGAACGAAGTCCTTATCTCCTGAGAGAATCAGAATCGGTTCGTTCGTATTACCGTATTCTTGAGCGAGAGAACCGATGACATCATCAGCCTCTGCGCCGTCGACACGAATAACTCGATATGGGAAATAATCCTTTAGCTCGTCACGAACCTTGTTCAGAGTCTCGAACACTGTCGTCCAATTGATCTCTGACTTCTCGCGATTCTTACGGCGATTAGCTTTATAGTAAGGAAAGACTTGACGACGCCAGTTGTTGCCAGCATCGCATGCGATGATCATCTCGCCGAACTCGTTCTTAAACTTTTGGTTATACGAACGGATCGAATTGAGAATCATATGCCGTAGAAGATCTTCTTCGATCTCGGCGTTGGTGTGGTTTCCAAGCTGAACCATCAGGTTGGAGATCATGACCTGTGAAAGGTCCATAATAATCATTTCAGTTTCTCACTCTTCATCTGGTAAAGTGTATGTGTACGCGATTGTACTATCTTCATTGTAACTAAACTCAAATATGCCGTCGACCATTTTATGGAACGGATGCTCAAGGTTATACTGCTTGTGCAGTAAAGACTTTGTGGCTTCCATTACCATAGCAACATCTTTTACATATTTATCGTCATTGATGTCTACACCGTAGGCACCGAAGATATGAATCAAATCAGGAATCATATCATTCATGACACCAGCTACATGCTCTTTCCGAGTTTGTGTAACTTTGTCAAGAATTTCGTCCAAGTTCTGAGGCGGAGCATCGTCCCGCTTAAAACCAGGAAACAAGATTACGTTATCTGTCATTTAATAACCCTTAAGAGGATAGTGTCTTGATTGATTCGGCCGTTAGGCTTGGACTCTACAGTCTTGATCTCGTCCATGAACTTGCGTAGGCTGACTTTGCCTGCGCCGAGCAATGCTTGAATAGAAACATCTGGTTTACGCAAGCTCTTGCTTGTAGAGGTTTCGACATCATAGCCAACCAAGGTAGTGCCCTTGACTTGAATTCCAGCTGGACCGCTGGAATCGTATCGAGCTAGCTTCTTGTACTTTGTGTTGTACGTCCATAGCTGTGTACATCCTACGATCTCTGCCGGATGGACAGAGACAATCTTGAGTGAAGGCTCTTCCTTCTGATATTTAAGGTTCTTGACCAGATCGACTGCAGACTTTGCTTTCTTCTCGCGTGGCTTACGAACCTTGACGGCCTTCTTGTTATTTACATAACGATCGATGTCATCGAAGAAGCTCTGCCAAAAATTAATCCAGAACTTTTGACGCTTGCCAAAGGATTCTTTGACTTGCTCGTCGTCAGACATAATCTCGGTGTACTGTGGACGGTAGTAGTCAGCTACGATGCCGAGGATCTGTGCATTCAGCTCGTTGGCTTGACAGAAGGTATACATCGAGAACGCTTTGCCATCGATTACATTATCGAGTTCTTCTTCGAGACTCGTGATGATGTAGTTGGCCTTCTCACGAATGCGAGCTTGAATATCGACGACAGGCTTTGGAGCGTCTTCGACTTCTTCGACAACTTGTGTAGCTGCCGCAAGGAGATTCTTTACACTATCATTGAAGTAGTCGAGATTCTTTTGCGGCAGCTCATTGCCATTCAGGAGAATACGTGCAACGTTACCAAGAGTCTTGGAAATCTTCCACTTTGGAAGCTTGCGCAAGAGTGTGAGTTGATCCTTGGTATAATTCTTCTTGGCATACGTGAAGAACCAGTCACGCGACTGATCATCAGATGCCATGTAGTTATACCAATTTAAAGCGTTGCTATAACCATCGATTACGATAGGCTCGGAGCCATAGGCTTTGTCATCGATAGACTTGATAGCCGAGCGAGAGATCTGTTTGGGTTTAGCTTTAACCTTAATGACCATGTTTACCTCTGTAGTTCCTTGTTTGTATTATTCAACCTACTACAGTTTCGATAATTTGTACATGCTTATTTTCACAGGTCGATTTTATAATTAAAACTTGGACCGCCCTTTGGTGTGTACTGCTCTGCGTTTGGCTCCCAGCCAGGAGTTCCAACGACTGGTTCCCACTTCTTATCGACATGTTCCTTCTTGACGTAGGACCACTTGCGAGCAGTTTCCATGGCAATTTCCATACCATATTCAAGCAACTGATTGTGTACAGCATCGTGTTCGTACATCTCTACGTCGTCAAAGACGAAGACAGCGCCAGGATCTGACCGCTCGAGGAAGAATGCAATCTCGGCATCGAGAGCTTCGAGTGTATGAGGACCATCGAAGTGGACTACGCTGTACTTATTGACGAGCTGCTTATAGTCTGCATAGACAGGAACACCGTCTGCATAACGATTGAAGAACTCGGTGTCTTCAAGGTTGAACATATAGAAGTTGACGTTCTTCTGACGGCAGTACAGATACATGTTAATCATGCAAATGTCGCGCATCTCATTGGTATAGTCGCAACGGCCTTCCTTAAAGATCTCGTCACGGTAGTACTCGATGTTGCCATACGGATCGATACCAAAGACTGGCTTCTCAGGAGTTTGACCACTTTCTACGAGACCGTCGATGATACGTTGTAGACCACCACCGAGACGAACACCGATCTCGACTGCTGCGCCTTCTACACCCTTCGATCGAATGGCTGCGTCAGTGAGTACTTCATAGTTTCCACTATCTGTTCCGAACTGAGCTGCGATCTGATGAATTGATACTGGTTGTTGTGACATTATGTAACCTTACCTCTGTTTCTGATATATTTAGCAATCATATGCATAATAGCTTGGTGGACGTCTTCTGCTGCCTCATATTCTTGGATATCGACATGTAGAGAGATATCTGCGAGCTGAGCGCACTTATTATCTGGAGAAAATCCTGTCAAAGCAATAGTCTTTACTTTCAATGCCTTAGCAGTTTCAATTGCCTTGACAACATTTGGAGAATTACCACTCGAAGAGATGGCCACGAGTACGTCACCTTCTTGTCCGAGTGCATCGAGCTGGAACGAGTAAACATCGTCATAGGAGATATCGTTCGCCACAGCTGTCATCAGTGGAATATTTGCAGCCAAAGAAATAACTCTTGGTCGCAGTCCACCTTTCTTACAACCTTTGGTATAGTCGCATGCCCAATGCTGAGCGATGGAAGCAGATGCACCGTTACCGATAGTATAGATGTTGTTACGATGATTTGAAATGCTTGTCAGCCAAATCAGTTCGGCTGCTTTTTTAAATTCTTCATGATCGATACTTGCAAACCCAATATTAATTAGGCCCATATGATCAAATATAATGTCAGTCTCGATAGACAACTCTTGCTCCTTCATGTGCGATACCTACATCGAGGCATGTTCTGTCTGAGAATTCTTGGCGGATTGCGCTCTTTGAATCTGTGATTGCTAGCATGTATCCGCCGCCTCCAGCTCCGAGCAACTTAGCACCGACAGCATCAGCAGATTTGCAACGATCGTACATAATATCTATATCACTGCTGGAGATCTCTTCGCTCATCTGCTTCTTCAGAATCCATGCCGAATCAAGCAATCTACCATAGTCGAATGGATTTACTAGCTGAGTGCCTTGCATATCTGCCATACGAGCAAGTTCATTAATTACAAATGTCTTTGCTTCAAAGTTAATGCTATCAAGGATCTTGGCTGCATGATGCTCTACGTTTGTGGGAATCAAGATCATGTAGTTCTCGATTGCCATTGTATCGAGACGCTTCACATCAACACCGCTAGTCCCAAGTCGGTTAGAATATTTAATGTAGTTCATGCCACCGAATGCAGATGCAAACTGATCCTGCATGCCGATCTTCCAACCACACAGGTCTATCTCGATATGACACGCAGTCTTAGCAACAAGATAAGGATTTACGTATTCATAACCAAGATATGTAGATAAAGCCTTGATGAGAGCACAAGTAAAGGCAGACGATCCACCAAGACCGTTACCGATCGTAGGGATGTCCGCGAATGACGTGATCTCGATGTTGGATTTGATACCGAAGAACTTAAGAGCGTTTTTGACGATCTCGTTTTGAAGATCTTCTATGTCTGTAACACACTCTTGTTTCGAATAGGAAACTTTAATGTGGTCGTGTGGTGTGTGCATCACTGCTACATAGACATACTTGTCGATGGCAGTTGAGATGGTTGCTCCACCCCATTGTGCAAAGTGGGCGGGGATATCACTACCCCCGCCGAAAAAACTAACTCTGAGTGGTGCTTTGGCCAATATCACGGTGTTGTTCCTTCAATGATGCAATCAGTCCCTTCCACTTGGGAATTACAGAATCCCAACCGAAACGAGTATCTGCATAGGCTTTGACAAATGACATCATGTTAGTAATGTCGTTGTTCTGCACGTTCTCGATGGCATACATCAGAGTGTGTGCGAAGATGTTAGCATGCAGATTTGGATTCTCATGGTCGCCGTCATATTGAACAGTCAACCCACCCGACGTGTCAGCCAAAGCAGAGAAGTTAGGATGAACCGCCAAACAACCAGCCGACATAGCTTCAATAAGTGACCTGCACGAAGTTTCCGGCCAGATACAAGGATATGCAAAGATGTGGGCTTTTTGGTATGCGGCACGTACTGTCTCCTGATCTGCCCAACCATGATAGTTGATTTGTGGATGTTCGTTCATCTTATCGAAGAGAGGCTTGTATGCCTCGTCACGGCCTTCCCAACCTGGGCCATAGATTCCGAAGGAAGAGAAGACGTCTAGCTCGATGTTTGGATATTTCTCGGCGAGAGCGCAAAAGACAGGAACCAGAATCTCCAATCCACGATGAGGTGTGGACGTATAAATGAGACGTATCTTGTCCTTTGGCTTGTCAACGAGTGGAATAGGCTCGATGCCTGTTTCGATAACTGTTGAATGATTGCTATATGGAACTCCAAGGTAGTCACGATACTGTTGATACTGCCAGTTAGAGCTGAAGACCAACTTTTGGAAGCGAGCTCGAGAAGCTGGATCTTGAAGGTGTGAAGCCTCCGGATCGCCGGCAAGGTCGTGTAGATGATAGATCTTAATTCGGTTAGGATCAAGGTCGCGGACGCGAGCAGTGACAATTTGGACACCATCGAGTTCATCACGAGTAAGTCGGTTGAAGAGACCTCGAGTGGTAAGTTCTGTTCCACCGTTCGATTCCTTGTTCAGTTCATTTAGTTCAATTAAATCTTCATTCATCATGTTCTCCGAGATATGCTTGATCTACGTCAAAAAAGAATTCACTATCATTGAGAGCTTTATCATCAATCCATACATCATAGGAAGGTTTTCCGAGACGTACTTCATGGAACTTGCAGCCCCAATCATTGAGTTGTTTTGTGGTGAGTTCTGTCCAGTCGATTCCCGACCCTGAACCACGGGCAGTCCAATAGATGATGGTGTGCCCCTGATCGTATAGTTTATTTATCTTGTCAATACGCTGTGGGAATGGATCGGAAAGATCGTAACGGTGCTTTCCATTCACAAACGGAGTCATGCATATAGTCTGATCGATGTCTACTATGTAGATCATGCGTCTAGCGACAGCACACTAAAGCCGAGAACAGAGTCGTAGCGGAACGAACGCCAACCCTTATTTTCAAGATCCCATACAGCGAGCACTTCAGGATTTGGAGTCTTCTTCTGTACGGCTTCTTCAAGATCAGTCTGTGCCGGCAACTCGCTCGGCAACAGAGTGCAGAGTAACTTACGTTCAGTTCCATCCTTCTTTACGAAGGTTACATTTGCGATTCCAGTTTGGAGAACGCCCTTTAAATATTCATTCTGCCAAGAACGATCGTTCTGGTCTGTCGTACCATTCAATGAGTTTGTCATAACCACCTACCTTTTCTGCGTCAATTATAATGAAAGGAACTGTTCTTACATCGGGAAAGCTTTCCATAAACTCTTCGCGTGTAAGATCTTTTCCTATCTTCTTCTCTATATACTGTTCTCCTTTATTTGTAAACAAGTTTTTCGCTTGTACACAAAATGGACAGTTATCTTTGGTATAGATTAGAATATTTCTACTCATTCGTTCCTGCCTTTGCATAAATTCCGTATGATGCACGCTTTGGATCTCCGTATACCGCATTAGCACGGACTTTAATAAAGCGCTTGTTAGTCTGCGTGCCAGGAACAGTAATCCATGGATTCTGACCTTTGCGCCACGCCTTCAGTTTGTTGTAGGCTTTTTCGCCTTCACTGCGATCTTGACGGACTTCTTTCACACCAGCAACGATATTACGACGCTGGCCTTTCGATACTACCGTCTTACGCGTTCTCTTTTTACCCATTATAACACCTCATTTTTCTCAATTAATGTCAACCCGTTTTCTCGGTCTATATACTTATACTCAACTTTTGTAGGATCCCATTCTTTCATGGCTTCGAAGACATCGTCAGTATTCAGAGCACTACATGTGTATACATCGAGTTGAGCGAGAGCGGGTTCGCATTCATCCCAAACATGCAGAGCAATATGACTGGTTTCGATGATAGTCACGGCAGTCAATCCGCGATTGCCGACCATATCAGAATACACCGTATATGGCCCCATTAAAATTTTCATGTCAATCTGATTGATCAGCTTCTTCATCCACTCGTCGATAGCCGACGTACACTGCGGAGGATTATTTAACTCTGCTCTTACAATCAAATGCTTGTGTTCTAATACCTTACCCACCTCATAAATTCTCCTGTTCGGGGTTGAAAAGTAAAGCCTTCACGTGGCTTGCTTGAATTTTGCACGACACCCAATTATTATAAAACTTAGGATCTAAGATGGCATCGTTATCAAATATATATTTCGTTTCGAAGTAGTTGCATTCTCCGCGACTCTTACAAAGTCGTAGTATCGTCCTACGAAAGCTATCTTTTCCGTAGTAGTCTATATCTTCTTTGAGGGAATTGGAAGAGCCGTAGTAGTCGCGCCAATCGGACTCTACGCGAATCTTCTTTCGTTTGCCTTTGACAGTTTTATATCCGGCCTTGGTCAGAAACTTGCGGCCTATATATTTCTTGCCGTTTACCAAGTTTTCAATGAGATATATGAAGCCATAATAATCTTCAACTTCAGTAAATTCTTTGTCTTCGTATAACCAACTCATAGATCAAACCCGGCAGATGAGGAAAGATCTATTTATTCTTCGTATTCTTCGTCGAAGGGATCTTCAAGATCAAGCTCTGCAGAACAGTATGGACAGTATTCTGGAAGAGCGGTATTTTCTGTGATTATTTTAAATTCCTCATCACATGAGGGGCAGGTTATCCAATCCATTATAGCGTAAATCCTTTGAATGTGTTTTCATCGACATCTTTTTTAACTCCACCGATTACATAGCTAGTAATTTCTGTTTCTTGTGGAGCAACTTGCACGTCAGAACCTGAAATCCACTTCTGTGTCCATGGCAAAGGATTCGCTCCAGGCTTTCCATTCAAGCCGATAGCACCCATACGTTTAGCAGCAATGTGATCAACATATTCACAGAGTAGCTGCTCGTTGAGTCCGATCATCGAGCCTTCCTTGAAAAGATAATGCGCCCAACTTTTTTCTTGCTCGACCACTCGATAAAACATGCTGATGCACTCATCTCGTGTTTCTTCTTGTATGCGAGCAAAGTCTGGATCCTCTTTCGGTAGAATTTTGAGGAGCTGTTGTGTCGAGGCAAGATGAACGTTCTCGTCCCGCGCGATGAGCTTGATGATCTTGGCGTTACCCTCCATTTTCTTAACTTCCGCAAAAGCCCAACTGCATGCAAACGAGACATAGAATCTTACTCCTTCGAGGGCATTCACGGCATTGAGGCAGAGCCAAAGATCTTTCTTATGTTCATATGCATGCTTCTTATCATGCTTAAAAAGAGCATACTGGTTGTTGGCCGTGATCAACCGATCATAATACTTACTGATATCATCAGCGCAGTCGGCTATTTCTTGAATGTCCAGCATCTCGTCAAAGACTCTGGAAGGATCAGAATAGACGTTGCGAATGATATGAGTGTAGGAACGGGAATGAATCGTCTCGCTAAACGCCCAAGTTTGGATCCAGGTTTCCAGCTCAGGAAGCGAACATACTGGAAGAAAAGCCAAAGATGGAGCTCTGCCCTGTACAGAATCAAGAAGGATCTGACGCTTGAGATTGCTCGTAAAAATATGTTTTTCATGGTCGTTGAGTGCCTTAAAATCTTTACCGTCACGAGACAGATCGACTTCTTCAGGACGCCAGAAGAAACCAAGTTGTTTCTCGGTTAACTTTTCAAACGTGTTGTAACGTTGCTTGTCATAACGAGCAATATTCACCGACTTGCCAAAGAAGCAAGTTTGTTCTGTAGCATCAAACATTTCGTTTGAAAAAACTGTCATTCAACTCTCCAGGTGCTGGTATTTAATTTGAGATCCTTCGGCCAATCGCCTTCGGTATATGATTTATCATGGAATCGAAGTTCATTGGTAGGCATGATAGTTAGTCTACCATTATCCAATTCAATGAACATAAATTCCTTCGACTGAGAAGGATGTTGTGTATATCCGTCATTCATCGGAACGACTGTAAAAAGGTAACGACCAAACAAGCCTGTCTTGCGAATCTCTGCTTGTTGGCTGTGCAGATAGTTATATATCAACACAGAAAATTGATCTCCATAGCAATCCCACACTTGCGTGTCTTCGAGATTCCATGTTTTCTCTGGATTAGGTGCAAAGGCTAGTGCATGAGGAGGAACTCCGCGCCAAACAGCACCGCACTCGAGCATGACGTGACATCCCCATGAATGTCCGGCTTTGGCATGTAGTGCAAACCAGATACAAGGTTCGTATGTGTTTGGTTTAGCATCTTTACGAATGAACGAAGAATCTACCCAACAATAAATGTGATGAGGTATATTCCCCGATCCGGTATAGAGCATTACCAGTCCTTTGCTTCAAGCCATTGGATTTGGTTCTGTGCAACTACTCGCATTTCAATTTCACCTGTTGCGGTGTCTTCAATCGTAAGAGTTACCGCAGTACTATTTTCACGCACTGCATATTCATGCACAAACCAAACTTTGTTTATGTCATTCCAGTTATCACTGTCAATTTTAATATATTGCATTATCTTCCTTGTCCACGGTATGCTTTGAAGTTTCTCTTCTTATGCTTATTCATCGATGAGAGCTTCGGGCGTCTTGTATCCTGAGAAGTTCCTGTTACGATTGGAACGTGTAGTTGCTTTGATGTAATGGACTTTGCCATGTAATACTCCTGCTAGATTTTACAAGAGTCACAATCCTCATCATCTAGTTGCCCTTGTGCGAGTGGTTTTGGTTCTTCAATCTCACCAGCACCGTCAAAGGTGTTGAAGTAGTACAGTGTCTTTCCGCCGTACTTGTAGTGCATCAAAATATGTTTGATCATCTCAGACATCGGGATCTTCTCGTCCTCGTAGTTGCGAGGATTGTAAGAAGTATTGACCGAGATAGCCTGATCGATAAACTTCTGTAGGACTGCCATAATCTTCAGATAACCTTCTGGAGACTTTTGATCCCATAGTAATTCGTATTTATTCTTGAGTCGTCTTAGCTCTGGAACAACTTGCTTGAGTACACCATCTTTCGATTGCTTGATCGAGATCAGAGCACGCGGTGGTTCAATACCATTAGTCGAGTTGCTGATCTGAGCAGAAGTCTCGGCAGGCATGAGAGCCATCAGCGTCGAGTTACGAATGCCAGATGATAGTGCCCGACTCGACAATATACTCCATGGCATCTTATAGTTAGGAGTCACAAGTTCATCGACTTCTTTCTTGTAGGTATTAATTGGCATAATACCATGACCATACTTTGTTTGATGATCAAGAGGACAAGGTCCTACTTCTTCGGCCAAGTCGATCGAGGCTTTGATAAGATAGTAACTCCATGCTTCAGCATACTCATGTACGAGGTCAAGGTTAGGATCAGAATAGTTAGTGTCATTACGAGCCAACCAATAAGCAAAATTAATGATGCCGACGCCCAAAGGCCTACGGTTATGAGTACCAATAGCAGCGGCTCGAACAGGATAGTCCTGATAATCCAGTAGGGCATCCAGAGCGCGTACTGCAATGGTGCATGGCTTTTCGAAATCTGCTGGCTTTCTAATCTTGCCCCAATTAATTGCAGCAAGTGTGCAAAGGCTGATCTCGCCTGTTTCATCATGAATATCCTTTAGCGGAGTTGTTGGCAATGTAATCTCGCAACACAGATTCGACATCTTAATTGGCGCTGCTTCAGTAAACGAACCATGCTCGTTGGCATGATCGACGTTCATCAGATAGATTCGTCCTGTGTCTTTTCGTTCGGTGACGAAGGCTGAGAAGAGATCAATCGCAGGGATGGTTTTCTTTCTAACCTTACTACGTTCGTACTTTTCGTAGAGTTCTCTAAAGTCGTCGACGTTGTTGTAAAACGCTTCGTAGAGATCCGGGACATCACTAGGTGAGAAGAGGGTGATATTACCTCCAGAAAGAAGTCTTTCATACATTACCTTATTAAATTGCACGCCATAATCAAGATGACGTATACGGTTGTCTTCAGTGCCCTTGTTGTTCTTTAGGACAAGAAGATCCTCCACTTCGTAATGCCAAAGGGGGTAATAGAGAGTCGCTGCTCCACCACGGACACCACCTTGGCTACAAGATTTAACAGCTGACTGGAAATGCTTATAAAAAGGAATAGTACCAGTGTGAGAAGCATCGCCGTTGCGTATAGGAGATCCAATAGCCCTAATACGACCGCCGCCAATACCAATACCAGCTTTCTGAGAAACATACTTAACAATTGCGGAGGCTGTTGCATTTATTGAGTCCAGCGAGTCGTCAGTTTCGATAAGTACGCACGAACTAAACTGGCGTTGAGGTGACCGCACTCCTGCCATAATAGGAGTAGGAAGACTAATGTCAAATGTACTGATAGCATCATAAAGGTCCTTTACCCATTTGATTCGATTCTTTTTGTAATTCTGAAAGAGTGTCATGGCAATTAACATGAATGCCATCTGAGGTGTCTCGTAGAACTTATTCGTCACACGATTACGGATCAGATACTTACCGCGAAACTGTTCCATAGCAGCATAGGTCAGTAGGTTATCACGATCGTGGTCGATATAATCAGCGAGTTGAATCCACTCTTCTTGCGAGTATGCAGAAGCCAGAGCATTATCATAATACCCTTCTAGTACTACTCGACCATAATGACCGAAAAGGTGAGGAGGCTCATACTGACCATAAACTTCCTTACGAAGGTTATAGTTGATCAGACGACCAGCCACATACTGATAGTTTGGTGCTTCTTCTGTGATGAGTTCGGCAGCAGCCTTGATCAGAGTCTCTTGAATATCAATCGACTTGATCTTGTCATAAAATTGAATATGTGTCTTGATTTCGAGATCAGATACAGAAACTCCAGATAGACCTTCACATGCATGTAGCGCAACTTTGTGGAACTTATTAATATCGAGGGGTTCGCGCGTTCCATCACGCTTCGTTACTGTGATCATCTGTTCTCTTTCTTAATCCAATTTTGCCGTCATCATAGACGGTCCATACTAGTTCAGTATCTATATCCCAACCCATGGCTTCCATGAGTTCGTCTGATAATTCTATGTACAATTCACCGTCTTCGTTTTCTTTTACTACACTACTATGACTCATGGTAACATCTCTATTCTATAAGGCGCTTCGTCTTTCCACCATGGATCTTCTGTAAGATCTTGTACAACCTCAAGAGCTTCTTCTTCAGATTCAACGTCTGCAACGACGACATCATTTTTATTATATACTAGCCAATTAATCATGGCAGTTTCCTTTCGAACTCTGCTTGTGCAGCCATATCATCAAGAGCCTTCTTCACATCTGGGAAATGATGCGCGATAATATCCCAGCACTGTTCGGCAACAATACGGTGTTCCTTCTGTGTGGCCTTGTCCATACGCAACTGACAGTAATGAACCCACGAACGAAGAGAACCGGACATAATCATAACCGATACTGTGTTACCTTCAGGCAAAACAGCTCGTGCCTGTTCCTTGGCAATACCATTTTCAATGGCCCAGTTGTAGGCATACTCAGCTTCGCTTATTGCACGTGCTTGCCGTATGTTCCAATGTTCTTGAAGTAGTTTGTCCTCAACCTCGATCGAGTTTTGACGATTCTTAGCGTCTTGAAGTCTGGCTTCTCGTCTAACAAAGCCAAGATCTGCCGTTGGATCGGCGTAACGCTGAGAGTATTCTTGGAATGAGAAAGAACGATGTCTAAGAATTTGTCGAGCGATATCTCGTGTTGTTTTGATTTCAATACTGACATGAACCATCTCCAAAGGAGACCAATGTTGGTTACGAATAAGATACTGAACTAGCTTAGGTGCAGTTGCAGTATTGTTTTGGTTCGAGGGATTGGATACTCGAGCTGCCCATGCAATCAGTTCATTGGCAGTAGTACATTCTGTATATGCACTCGGCTTGGTAATACCAATTAAATTTACTTCACTCATCATTCACCTCAAAAGTTTTAACCTTCATGAACCGCGGGACATTAGCATAGCCATTAGCCTTGAGGTCGTTGACTCGGCCAAGAGCATCGTAGTACTCTACGTACTGACCATCATTGTACCACCAGAAGTAATCCCATGGAGCCCAAAGCCGAGGAGCACGTTGATACTCGACAAGCCATTGCTTTCCGACTCGAAAGATTCGAAGCTTCCTGATCGAGATCTGCTCGTACTCGACTCCAAACTCGTTGTCTACTAACTCAGTCATATCCGTTTCCTATTAGGTTGAAGATGTTAGGATCAAAGTACAATGCACCTTGAGCGCCATCACCGCATTCTCTTGAAATAACTTTCACGTAGTCATCAAAGAAATCCATGCCACGCAATGAAATAATCAGAGTTACCGCGGTTTGCACCATGTTGGCATTATATACTACCCACGTAAGCTTCTCTTCAGGTAGCGCTAGTACCGCTTCAACGGTCTTTTCTCCATATCGCGAAGTGTAGTTTTGCAGTAGGTCCGGAGTAATTACATTCATCTAAAACACCTTTAATATATTCTGGCGTGTAGCCAGCTAAGATCATATCATTGACATCTTTATGCTCGATGTCTGAAGGCCATATGACTACACGATATCCAGCATCAATCGCCTTCTGCATTCTCTTGATAGTATCCGAATGCCTCGGCTCATTATCAAATACTACCACGATTTTCTCTTTAAGTAAACCGGTTTGTTCGACTTGTGCAGCAAGATCTCCACCTGCCGCTGCCATGGCATTCGGCAAGAACATCGAATCGATCGGTCCCTCTAAGAGATATATATCTTTGGACTCGTCGATAGTATCCATGCCAAACACTTTTGGTTTCGAATCATCCAGCATGATGGTGATATATCGAACACCTTCTTTCTTGAACGACCTACCTTGAAAACCAAAGAGATTCTTTTCCTTATCAAGGAACGGTATGATCAGACGTGGTTCATCCTCTTCGCCGATCTTGATTTTATCAGGAATCATGCTATTGACCCACGCGCCAAATTTTGGAGCATAGAATAGCTTGTAGTGATTGCCAGGAGGAATCTGCCGACTATCCACGTACTTCTTGACAGGATGGTTCGGATCGAGCTGACTTACCTTCTTTAACTTCGACAGAGCTGTGGTTTTGACAAAGACTGGAGGTTTCATCTTCTCTGCAAAAGTCTCGACGTCTTTTTGATTACCAGATTCCTTGATCTGCTCTTTGACGTATTCGAGGTAAAGAGTCGGATCAATCTCTTTCATGAAATACTTGAACTGCATACTCGCAGAACAGTTATGACAATAGAAGCGAACCTTGCCGCCCTTCTCAATCAAATGCCCACGAGTCTTACGACGATCTTTCTTTGAGTCGCCGCAGATAGGGCAACGGAACCGATAGACGGTATTGTTTACTCGCTGAAATCTCTCGAGGCGACCTGAGAGAAGGCTGATGTATTTGTGTTCAATCCAAAGCATAATAACTCCAATCTGTTAACTTCATTATACACAATTGGTGATTATTGTACATGTTTATTTAGAACAAAGAGCCTTGAAGATTAAAATTAATTGCCAATCTTCTTTCAACATCTAATGGAAGATTAGTACTGTGTCGATTATCAATATGATCTCCGCCTTCGAAGAACAGTAATCGATTCTCGATGTGATCGACTTCTTCTCCGTCTTCGAATAATGTGGGAGCTGTATTACATGTGTTAATATAGAACAGAGCCACGTAATGTTTATGCGGGCAATCATTGTGCCAACCATGCGCGCGCTTACGGCCTTGATTCATCATGCTATTGACATTTACGCTGATGATATGTTCTGTAATGAAGTTGAGTTTTTCTTCAAAGAAATAGAACATCGGTCTGATCGTTTGCCAGTATCCAGCAGCATCTTCGATGTGTTCATGTTCTGAGTATATTCTCTTCATGAAGTACCAGTCTTTTTCAGTCTGGCCGTTGTATCCTTCAGGAAGTATCGATGAGAAGTTCCAACGAAATGCTGGATGTTCAATCATCTGTTTTATTTCATTAAAATAACTTCTTGGCAAGAAGTTGTCAATCACGCGTCTCATAATATATCCTAACCTATGAATGAACTCCATGGAATAAGAGCGATAATGCCGCCAACGATAGCAGATCCTCCGATGACTGTCCACATCCATTTTTCCATGGCAGTAATTCTATCGCTCAGAGTAGTGTGTTGAGCGGCAGATTCAGCTCTCATTTCTTTAATTTCTTTCATGAGTTCATCGTACTGTTCGTCGATGTTGGCTTTTAGCTCGCGCTCTCCTGAAGAAATTCTTTCGTGTAGTAGTTGAACCTTATCGTCTGTTTCCACTCTGCGTGCTTCCACTAAATCTGATAGTTGTTTACTTATGATTTCCTGGGAAGTCAACTTCGTTTCGTGAACAGCAAGAAGATTCGATACGTTACTTGAAATATCAGTAAGTTTGTCGATAGTCATATCCAAACGGCCAACAAGCGTATTGACGACAGCCATATCTCTATTCAGATACGACACGTCTTCAGCTAGCTTATTGACCGACGGTGTTGCCATTACTCAGTAGGTTCCGTTCCAGCTTTGAGTGCAAGAGCTGCACCACCTGCCGCAAGAACGGCGCCAAGTCCGACACCCCATGTCGATGCATCAAATTCTGCACCGCGATAGATGTCGTAGATTGATAGACCAAAGAAAAGCATTACGCCTTTGGCCCATAGAATTCTACCAAGATCAAGCGTCTTATTATCTTTTCCAGTAAATGTCTGGAAAATCAGATCCTTTATTTTCTTAAACATATTAGACTCCGTGAGTGAACGAAATCATAATTTAGAAAGGACCGTAATCCTCGTCGCTGTCTTTGTATTTATCGATTGCAGCCATCATTTTAATTTCATTTTCTGTTTCAATCGATTCAGCTTCTGCATTGATCTTATGAGCTTCAGCCAGTTCCTTATGATCTGTCTTGCCAAGTTCCTGTGTCTTGACGTTAGTGTCAAGTTCAGTAACCTTCATGCCCATCATTGTAGCGAAAGCACCAACGAAGGCTCCAACAATGGTAGAGAACGCAGGACCGATAATCTTAAAGATCTCGTTGTTGTCGATCAGCTCGTTTGGCATAAACATACCAATGAGGAAGATGAATACAACTGCTACCATAATTGATCCGAGAACAGCTGCAGCCATCTTCATGATGGTCAACTGGATCTTACCCTTTTCAAGCTCGAGTTGTTCGAAGCTAGTAATCGGTGGTGATGAGAAAAACGACATTAGACTCATTTCTTTCTTCTAACCTTCTTAATTTTATCAGCAGCTTCTACAACCGCATTCAAAGTTTCGTTTGCTTCTTTAGCTTTCTTGTCAGCAAGTGCACGCGCAAGTTCAAGATCTTCTGCTGTTACGTTGCCGTCTTTATTCAGATCAAGAAAACCAAACCACTTTTTAATTTTTTCCCACATGTGAATCTCCGCCTATTTTCTATTTGATGTTGATGCGAGCTTTCTTGCGACACTTGCAGGAAGCCCTTCTTTCGAAAGATTAAGAAGTCCCAGAGCGGCGATCAAAAGTAATAGACCGCGCGTATCATCTTTATTACCGCTGCTCGCTCTATTGAGAGAGTTGGCAATGATAGTAATCAAACTGTCGTTTGAGTTGTCTTCTTCTGGTACGTCTTTAAACTTCTTCATTTCTTTTTCTCTTTTGCCATGGCATCAACAGCTTCTTTATTCTGAATTATCCATTGCTGGAGCTGTCTGAGTTGCTCGGCGTTTTGCTGGCATCTGGAGTAGTTTCCGATGATGGCGAGGAGGGCTGTAGTGTCTGTAATTCCTGAGGGGCTCGCATCAGAAGCTCTGGCGGAGTCGGCATCACCGGATGTGGCACTAAGGTCGTGCGTGTACACCCAGCCGTTAGACATATCGTGCTGGCTAGGAACAGAGTTTTTAACGACGTCGCGATATACATATTCTTTCTCTCTAATTGTGTTTGTTCTATCAACATATTCAGTAACTACCTGAGTAGAAATCTCAGAATTCTTCCGCTCCAATTCCGCGATTTGCTCACTCTTTTGTGCAGAGAAACGAGCCAGTTCAGCTTCAGCATAAGCAGATCCTTTCATATAACCAAAGACGAACACACCAACCAGAGCCGCGCCGATGGCAAGCAGTTTGTATGGTAGTGGGATCATTCCAAACATATTACTTCTTCATAAATCTATTGAAAGACATGACGTTTTTCTTTTTCTTTCTTACAGGC